TCAGTACCATTATATTGAATGACATCTCCAGGAACTAATTTAATATCTTTTATTGTCATTACAGAACCTTTTGACAATGACCAAGAAAATTCAGTCGTGGGTTTTCCAATTACAATTTTCACTTTATTGTACATATTAAATTGATTATTAGGTATTGAACCATGATAATAAACTTCTCCTACTTTTACATTTTCAAATATATATGTTTGTTTATTTTTAACATTTAAATCAATATCCATATCTGAAGACCATTCTGTATTTAATAGTTGTTTATTTAAATTTAGGCTTGTTGATACTGATTCGGCAAAAGGAAGTTTTGTAGTTTCAAATTCTAATTCTACATTACACTTAAAATGTTTCTGCTTAGGATTTAACACATTAGTAAGTTTTACTAAATATCTTTTTGCTGAAACGTATTCATCTACAATATCCTCAACAATTGGATTTTGATAGTCATCAACTTCTTGATAATCTTCAGCTAATGTATTTTTAAATTGATAGCTGTTTTTGTTGAACTTTCTTAATTCTCTAATCCAAAATGGTTGGGTGTCTTGAACAAGTTCATACAAAAGATTTCTTTGAATTGTATAATCCACATTATCTTCAGCAATAAAAAAGACAGGTACCATGATTTTACGCTTATGATAGACACTATTAATAAGATGTCTACCATGTATACCTTCGAAATCTTGATACTTGTCGTTCATCTCTATCCGTTCAACTATGACATCAGAAACTTGAATTTTAAAGTCTGACAGTCTATAAGTTGTACCATTCAATTTTGTAATTTCAATATCCAACTAACTTGCCTCCTTTAAAATTCAAAAATTGAGTTTCTCATAGCGTTTCTATCATTAACAATACTTGTTAAAGCATCGTTATCAATATTCATTTCAATCCTAACAGTTTTTTTATGAGGATTAATATCGAATGTATGCGTATGTTGTACCATTGAATTAATATTGCCATCCAAATTGCTAAAGTTTCCTACAACATCATCAATTTTTGGTGCTGTGAGATTAGGATTAAACACATTTGTCATTTTATCTGCTACATTTTTAATAGAACTTACCACAGAACCTGATAATTGATCTATACCAACAATTAGTCCTAACATAGTAAATCGACCGAATGATTTAAATACTTTCGATGGTGAAGCAATACCTAATAAGTTTTTTGCTGCATCTATAGCATCACCTACAACACCTTCAACCTTTTCAATTAGTTTACGCCCCATTGAAGCTACACCGTCAATTAATCCCATAATCAAATCTTTACCTGCGCTCAGAAAATCTTTTGCAAAGTTTTTCACAGTGTTTAATGCATTTGTCACTTTTTCTTTAATATTGTTGAAAAATTCTACCATTTTTTCCCTAACTGTAGATACAATTTGACTAAATTTTGAGGATATAGTTGACCATATTTGTTGAGCTGTAGATACTACAAAATGATAAGCTGAAACAATTTTTTCTACTATAGTTTGTTTTAAAAAATCCCATAAAGTTCGTGCAATATTAACAATACCACGCCAAATTCCGCCTAATATTGCCATCAATCCATTGAATAACGCTGATGCAATAGTAACTATTGCGTTCCATATTGTTGAACCAATAGTTTGAATCGTTTGCCAAGCACCTGACCAATTACCTGTAATTAATTGCATAATCAACGTAATGATACTTAATACTACTGATATCGCAGTTTGAATGACTGTAGTAATTATTGTCCATACAGTTTGCACAACAATAACAACCATATTCCAACCTGCTTGTATAATAGCTACAATTATATTAATAATCGTCATTAAATATGTTGAAATTCCATTCCATATCGTCATAATTGTATCCATGATGAGCTGATTGTTTTGTTGCCACCACGTAACTAGAACGCCCCAAATAGACATCACAAATGACACTACTGCACCAATTACTGTTGTTACTATTGAAACAATGAAATTCCATGCCATCATTACTGCACTTAATATAGATTGGTTATTCTGTTGCCACCATGATACTAAGGCCCCCCATATTGACATTACAAATGAGGAAATAGCGCTAATCACTGATGAAACTAAAGATACTATAGTATTCCAAACTATTGTGACAGCAGTTTGAATAATTTGTTGATTTTGTTGCCACCATGTTACTAAGGTTCCCCAAACAGCCATTACAAATGAAACAACCGTATTTATAACTGATGAAATAAAAGATACTATAGTATTCCATGCTACCGAAACTGTATTTGATGTAGTTTGTTGCTTTTCTTCCCACCAAGAAACTAATGCGCCCCATGCAGAAATTATGAATGAAGCAATAGCATTCACAACTGTTAAAAATATATTTTTTATTTCATTCCATGCTGAAATAATAGCGTTTCTGAAACCTTCATTTTTATTCCATAAATAGACAAATACTCCTATTAATATGCCAATAACCGCAACAACTGCTAGTACTGGCGCACTAATTGAAGCTAATACACTACCTATTAAAGACAGACCTTGAACAAGTATTGATCCTACTGTACTTAGAACAGTAAATATACCTCTCAGCAAACTAAAGCCACTAATTAAACGAGGGATAAATGTTGCAATTCCAACCAAGTGTGGAACAATAGCCATTAATGAGCCACCAAACATTATTATTACACCAATAATTTGAGCTATTGCAGGGTGTGCTTCAAATAGTTTAGCTACAAAACCTGCTACTGAGTTAAGCACGCTTAAAACAACTGAACCAATTGGAGCCATTGCAGTAACAAAATTTATAAATGCCAAAGCTATATTCGCAACAAGCGAAGCTAATTTAGGTCCATTCTCATTAATGTAATCGATAAATTTCTTAAATCCTTGAGATTGAGCTAAGTTATCAGACCATGTTCTAAATTGACTTGCTAACGTTGCAATAGTATCTAATAAAGAAGATGAATTAGATCCAAAAGCTTTAAAAATATTAATTATCCCCATGAATGTATCTAAAAATATTTTTCCAATAACTGGCAAGTTTGTTTTGATGTAATTAATAAAGTTCGTTATTCCTTCTGAAGTAGATACTTGTGTAGACCAAGCATCAAATTTTTCAGCTAAGCTATCTAACTCTTGAGCTAGAAAAGCAAATAACGGACTAAATTGTGTCAATATACTAGTTAATCCATCACCAAATTTACCTGCAGCACTCAAAATGTTATTAAATACTGATACCCCATCAGAATTTAATGTTTTAAATGCATTTTTAGCTGTTTCTGAAACATTTATCCAAGATAAAAACTTTTGCATTGCTCCTTCTATTGATTGACTCACTCCGCTTATAAATGGTTTTAGTTGGTTTAATGCACTGGTTACTGCTTGAATAGCACTAGACATTGCAGTAAAAATTGCAGTGCTATTACTTTGAATAATACTTTGCCAAGTGTTTTTTAATTGGTTCAAGCTAGTAATATAGGAATTAGTAGCAACAGATGCTCTAATTAAACCATTATTTAGCATTGAAATGGCTGATTTAGCCATTAATCCAAATACTAAAACACCACCAGCAGCTACACCAAATGAACCAGCTAAGCCTAGAGCACCAACACCTACAATTGCAAGAGAGTTACCTATCAATGCAATTAAAGGAATTAAACTAGCAATAATAGGTATTAAAGCTGTAAATGAAGCTATAATTAGTCCTCTAATAACATTACTACCAATTGTACCGAACGTTCTTATCGAAGTTGCCAATTTATCCATTCGTTTATTAAATAAATTACATTTTTCATTTAAATCATCTAACGCCTTACTAAACACATTAGTGTCTGTCTCAGGTTTAACTTTTATTCTATTAGGAATACTTTTAAGCACTTTTTTAAATAGAAACACTTTAGCTATACCTGCAGCGGTTTCAACTTGAACTCTAGTTTTAGCTTGTTTTCCGTTTAATTTTCTTATAATTTGGTTTACTTGTGCAGCTTTTAAAATAAATAATTTATCCGATAAGTTCACTGCTGTATTAATACGCTTATTATCTAATATATTAGCAATTGTCTTATAATGATTTAATTTATTAATTGCATCATTAGTGTTAGCAATTACTTTGGTATCAATTTTACTTCCATCTAAACGTTTTAAATCAAAACTAATTTTATTGAGTTTTGATTTAGCTTCACTATCGTCAACTTTAATATTAGGTTTCGCTGTATCTTGATTTAGCTTATTGAAAGCAGTATTAAAATTAGTTACTTTCAAACGTGCCACTTCATCAGAGACATCAATCAATGATTCAATTTTTTTATTATCTAAAACATTGTAAACTTGCTCTAATTGACTAACTTTTGTTAATGCTTGTTGTACATTACTATCAATATCAATAATATGTTTTTCTCTTTCAAAACGTTTAATTGTTTGTTCAGCTTTAGATAACTTTGACTGTAATAATTTATCATTTACCTTTAATATAATATCGTCAATTTTCGAAGCAATTTTATGAAACTTTTCTATCTTTTTTATTGCAGACTCAATTTCATTCTTAAATTTAGAGGTATTCGCCTTCAGTGTCGTGCTTACTGAATAACCTGTGCTTTCACTCATACTCCCACCTCCTATACTTAAGTTTGTTTATTTATTTCTGCAATAACTTCTAACAAAGCATTTTGTTCAGGAGTTACTTCTTCTATTTCATTGCCAAAAACAATTTCTTTACCTTCCATCAATCGTTTATAGTTGTATTCATAATCTATAATGTCGTTCACTGTTTTAAACACATAAGTTTCTTTAGGCTTTTTCTCGGTGCCTATATTTTTAGTTGCAGCAGCATCACGAATAGCAAATGCTAATTTATAAAGTTCATATTCTTTACGTAAAAGATTAAATCTTAATGCATATAAACGATAATTAAATTCGGTTAATGTCATATTATTAATTTCACTAAGGCTTGTCATACCTAAGTCACTCATACAAATAATAACAATCCTATCATAGGTCATTTTCACATTATTATTTTCTGTTTGTTTTACTTCGTTACTAGGTCTTGGGTTAAAGGTTTGTTTCCCAATTCATCAATTAGTAGTTTTCCAAATTTCTTAAATGAACCATGTTCATTAATAATCTCATTTAAAACTTTTTCGAGATCTTCTTCAGTTTTAGGACTTCCTTTTTGTCCTTTGGTACAAGCTTTAATAATTTTAGCAATAGCTAAAACATTACCTGTTTGAAGTTTAGGTAATAAAGTTTCTAAACCTTCACCTAAATTAATTTCACGAACTTCATATCCTAAAGCTTTATCAATTGCATTAAGCTCACCTAAACCAAATTTTAATTCTAATTCATATTTATCATTTTTTACTGTGATCATATTTACACCATCCTATTAAAATAAGCAGGCAAAATGCCTGCTTTAGTATATTTATTACTGTGCTGTATTAGTTTCAGTAGTTGTGCCTGAGTCTGTTGGAATACTTTCCGAAGTAGATACATCATTGGACGTTACTGTATTCGGATTTACTGGAGACGTTACTGTTGGAGATGGAATTGTTCCTGAAACAGCTGTATTAGATGTATCTGATACTGTTGGTTGCGGAATACTTTTAGCTGCAAGACCATCATCTGCAAAATCATCTTTTGTAGTATTATGGAAACGATATCCAACTTTCGCTAATTTTTGAGTTACTTCTTCAGGAATATTCGCAAAACCACGTTGATATTTATCATGTACTGCAAATTCTACTTCATACTCTTCAACAGAACCATTTTCACCTTTTCGTTTGAACTTTTTAAAACGGCCTTGATGATATTTTGCTTTAAATTTGCCAGTGTTTTCATTTTCTCCTGGAATTTTACTTTCAATTTCCCATACCTCATAAGCAATCTTATCACGAACTGCATCCTCAAATTCTTCACATAGAGGATTAGTGTAATTTGCTTTGGCAGTTGCAGAAAGCGTATTTTCTAATTTACCATCACTTGTATAACTTCCATCCATTGTTTCTTCAATGTCGAAATCATTTTCAAGTTCATTTTCAAATTCAGTCATAAACATCATTTTTGTAGCATCTACTTTTTCGCCACATTTTCTAAATAAGTAAAGTCTATCTTTACTATCTTTGTACATAACATAACCTCCTATAAAATTTCAAATTCAATATTAATTATCGAATGTAATAACGGCTCATCAGTCGAATTATCATCTATAGTATTTATAGTTATCTCTTTTAATCTAACTTGATAATCTACTATATTAATTGGTTTCGATAATATATCATCAACATATTTAACACACTGATCGTGTTCACCTAAATTATCAGCTTTACTCCAAACATCTATAGTTCCGGTTAAATTGCCATGAAAAGTGTTTAGAGTATAATCCGATTTAACTATCTTAAATTTTTCTACAACAAAAAAAGGATAAGGTATCTTATTAGCAATATCTTTAACATCTATAACTTCAATACCTAATCCTTGTAATAAAGTAAATACCTTATCAAAGAGTAATTGTGCGGGTGTATATTCAGTTGTCATAATTAACTCCTATCCATTTATTAACCTTTCTAAGTCCTCATGTACTTGTTTTTTTAATGAAAAATAAGTTGGAAAAATAAAAGGTTCTTTTCTCATATAACGTGTTCCATATTCTAAATAACCACTATAATGCTCATTAGATATGACTTCGTATTGTAAATGTCCAGTCTTTTTAGCTTTAATCTCTCTAGCTAAATTACCAGTCCAATAACCTTTTACAAAAGCTTGTTGAGCATTTTTAATAGCTAATTCAACACCTTCATTAGCATTGTTTTTTAAAATAAAATCTACGTCATCATCTATATCATTTTGCATAGATTTTAATTTTTTCAATAATTTACTATCACCTTGTATTTTCACTTAACAACCTCTTTGACATATAGTGATGTGCTGTGTTGATAGAACTTAATTTTTACAACTTTATATTCTTTTCCATCTAAAGACGCATGTGTAGGTGAATAAATAATTGATTTAGGGATACGAATTATATTTATGTCTCTTGCGATTTCACCAAATTCAATTCTTGCATTTTCAGCAGTTAAACAATTGATATTGCATGGAGTTATCTCAATTTCATTTTTATCTATTTCTTTACGCTTTGTTATAGGATTATATCTAGATTCAAATCGATGATATAGCGTCACTCTATTTTTATAATTCATTAATAAAAATGCACGAAGCCTTTCTTCTCATCTTTGAAATATAAATTATCTAATACTTTGCTATATTCATCAAAATCATGTAACTCATAACTACTAGATCGTCCATCTTGAGATTCTGAAGACATTCCTTCAGCTCCAATACGATTAAATCTTTTTGCTGCTACTTCAATAACTATAAATTCAATTTCTTCAGGTACGGTATCTTCTATTGTAGGTAACATCGCTAATAATTCATTTTTAACATTGTCTATTATCACAATGAGTTGTTTATCTTGTTTATCGTCTTCTATACCAATTCGCTTTTTTACATTTTCTAAAAAGTTCATTTAGCCACCAACTTATCCAGTTGTAACTGTAGTAGCTTTATCATCTTTAACTTTTACTTTGACTACTGCGTCAATATTTTCAGGGAATAATTTTAATGCTGACATTAAAACTGTTTCTGATGTTAAACGGTTAGATTGAATATCATGTAAAACACCAACAAATCCAGTTTCATCTGTTGCAAAGTTAAATGCACGTCCTAATTCACCATTAGGATTTGCATACGCAACATTTAAGTTTTCAGCTACAGTCATCCAAACCTCGCCTTGCGGAACATCAGAAAGTTCAATCACTTTAACGCTAACATAATCACTCAATAATCCCATGCCAAACAATGATCCATTTGAAACAATTAAACCATTAGCAATATGTTCTGCAGTATCATCGGGATTAACAAAAGCAATTGGTGTAACTGCACCATCAAGCACAGTAGTTAATCTAGCACGTCCTTTAGCTAATGCCCCTTGCAAATTCTTAGCTTGTAATGCTCGTTTGCCACTATCTAATTCTGTACCTGCAGCAGAACCTAATGCACTAGCAAAATCTGTTCTAATTTTCTTTTGTGCGTGTCTAATTAGTTCATGATCTGTTTTATTAACTGCGATATCAAAACCATGAGCTTGAATTGCTTCTGCTGTTGTAGCTTTACGATATTTGTCAAACGTTAATTCAATTGTGTTAACCAATGTACGTTTAACTTTTGTTAACGGAATTTCATCGCCCTCAGCCACTGTTTTATTACTTGGTTCTTCTACACTAAATTTATACATTTTAACGTTTGAACCAATATTCATTGGTAATTTGTTTGTTACCCCTAAAATTTCTAATAACTTATTAATATTGTCTCCAAGTCTATTCGCAAAATCAATAGACTTCGCTTTACCTAAAGCTTCTGTATTTGATAAATTTGTCTCTACTGTCATACTCTTTACCTCCTAATTTATGAAAATAAATTGATATTTTTCGCAATTGCGTTTTGACGTTGTACGTCATCTTTAATTGCCAAAATATCTTCCTTTGTCATTCCACTGGTTTGTGTATTAACTGGAGAGTTTTGTCTCAATGCTTTTTCTACATTAGATTGAACCATTTTATTTAAAAGATTAGAAAAAGTTTCAACATTCTTTTTAGTGTCCTCTGCATTTGAAGTAACTAACATATCTAATAAAGGTTCCTCAGTCACATCGATGCCTTCTTTATTTAACATCAATCGTGCTTCAGCTTTCATCTGTGATTTAGCATCTCTTACTTTATATTCTTCGAGTTGCTTAGTTAACTTTTCATTCTCATATTGTAACTGTTGATCTTTATTCATTTTAGCTAGCTTTTGAGCTTCTTTGACTGCTTCTGCTTTTTCATCTTCTTTTTGCTTTAAACGACGTTGTAATTCAGAATTTAATCGTTGATTAAACTCTTCTTCTGAATAAACTTTTTCCGGTGTGTCTTGTTTTTCTTGTCCTTCAGATGTTTGTGCATTGTCCTCTGGTTCTTCTGCGAAAAACTGTAACTTTAATTTCAACATGTTGGTCTTCTTAGTTTGCATATTTTACACCTCATATATTTACTCTTGATTAGTTTTAAGTCATGCATGGTTCGGACTTAACACTTGCACCTTTTAACGCCTTAAGCATGGTTTGGGCATAAAAAATAACCTTCCGAAGAAGGTTAAAAAATCGTATAAAAATAGCACCACTTTCTATTTATCTATGTAGAAAGGATGCTATTTAATACCAAGCAACTAAATATTCTTCAGGAAATTCATTTTTGCTTATAAAATATCTAATCGCTTGAAATGCTTTGTTTCTATATATCATATAATCTTTTGTTATTTCATCTTTAGATAATATGAACTCAATAACCTCTGAATTTTTTTTATTTAAAGTTACTTTGCCTCTCCCCTTTTTTAAATCATCTTGTGGCAAATATTCATAACTAATTATTCTCTCATCTTCTTTTATTTTATTTAAAGTTAACATTGAACTCACCTTATTTATTAATATAACTTGCATAATCATACTTTTTCTCAACATAATTATGTGCCTCTGTATAAGAATAATTATACTTATTCATCAAATAGTGTTCAAGCGCTTCATGACGCAATAATATAAAATCTTGCTCTTTTATATTCTTTCCTTCCCTTAAACGTTGCCAACTTAAAGCTATATTAAAGTCCGGGAAAAATTTCTCTTTTTTATTTCCTAATTCATAGATGTTTTCAAATAAATGTTCATAAACTCTTTCTATTAATTTTTGATTATATCCAGTATTATTTGATATTATTTCAATTTCTCTTTTTTTATTTCTATTTAGCACTGATTTATAATATTTTATTGCATGCTTATCTCTTTTTAAGTGGTAAGGATCATTTAAATCATTCAGTGCTCCTGATTGTTTTTTAGAATTGGAACCATTGCTTGTTTTATACTTGCCTTTACGTTCTTTAAAGAACTTATCCCTCCAGTTTCCTACATGAGGTACTGTTGTACTTCTACACCATGGGTGCATAGGAGGTGCATTAATACCTGGGACCATATCTTTAACTTTAAAAACTTTACCATTTAATGAGTGACAGATTTTCGATGTCTTATTATCTATTTTAGCTACATATTTGTACTCTCCATCTTCACCTAATTCTTTTAAATAAGTTAGCTTTTGCGATTCTGATTGTACTCTTGCAGATTCAGTTATTAATAAGCGTTTAGCGTTATAGGTTGTAGCATCTGTTTTCTTTTTAAAATCTGATATATATTCATTAGGATGTCGACCACGTACAACAACATTACTAGTGACACGTTCAACTTCTTTTTGAACAACAGCCATATCTTGCCACAAGCGAGTTGACCACTTCACACCTTTAAAATTACTATTCACTACTGCATTAATTTCAGTATCATCAATTTTAACGTGCTCACCTAATATATGTGCTTGCCTTTCTACTTCTCTATCCACAGCATCGACAAGCTTTTCTTCAATTTTATCTTGTAAATCACTACCTGAACTTTTAACAACCAAATCTAACTGTTGCTTAAGAAGTTGCTCTCTAGATACTTTCATTGACAAGTTATATAGTTTTAATGCTTTATTAGCCTCATCACTAAAATCTTTTCTTTCAACATATTGCTTTGCTTTATTACGAAAAGCTAAAACATCAAATTCATCAGCTTTTTTCTTTACTGCTTGAATACTTAAGCCAGTATCTAGCGCATATTTTGCATAAAATGCTAACAATTCTTTAGATATCTCAGCATACATTTGTATAACTAGCCGTTCTAATTCAATCGCTGCTTGAGCATCTGCTAGAGATTCGGCGTTTATGACGTTCTGGGCGCGTTCTAGCCAATACTCTATATTATTGGGCATTATTATCAGTCATTTCCTTTTCGTCGCTAAAATGGCCGTTAAAATGCGAATTATCAGCTTGTTCTCTAACTTTATTCTGCTCATCATGCATTTTCTTAATCTCATCATTAGGATTATCGATAATTGGTAATAATTTCAATCTTGTTTGTTCAGAAACGCCACCATTTAAAGCATTGAATGCTTCAATTGCTTCAGATAAAGATTTAGGCAAGTTAGGTGTGAATGTAATTTCAATCTTTGAATAATCGTATTTATAAACACCAGTTAAATTTAGATTGTTAAATAATAATTTATAACGTCTCATTAATCCTTTTTTAAATAAACGTTCTTTAATTGATCTAACTTGTTCTAAACCGAATAACTTATATTTCATAGATTCGCCTGATTGAACACCACTAAAATTTTCATCAGTTAAATCTGGTGTATTTGTATACTTATGAATATCTTTTTGTAATCTAGATTTATAAGCTTCTGAACCATTAACATCATACTGTTTATAAATGTATTTAGCATCAGCTTTTCCTTCGTTACCACCAGTTGTTTCATTAGGTTTAACATGTATCATATTGGCTTGTCTAAACTTTTTAGCTTCATCGCCATCTATTTCAACATTACCAATGATTGCTAGCATAGCGTCATTTAAATCAGTCATATAATTTGCTGTATCTGACTGAGCACTATCATATAAATCAATTAACGAAATTACATTTTCAAAATCACCTTGTTTGAATTGATTATTTAAATATTCAATGATAGGTACATCGTTGTAATAGTGAGGTATTTGTTGCACTGCATTAAAAGTACCATCTTGAATAACATAATAATAAATAAATTTGTTCGTATATACTTCTATTTTCCTAAATGGATTATTTTCATCATTTTGTACTGTATAGTATCTAATACCTGCTAATATCTTTTTATCTAATGTATTATCATAAACTACAAATGTATTTTTAGGATCTAATACTTTGAAAGTATCTTTATCTTGATTATCTCTATAAACAATTTCATATGCACGACCATAAATAGAAAGATTTAATGCTAAATCACTATTAGTTGCATCTGCATCATTTTCAGTATTTAACTGAGCTATTATATCATTAGTTTTAATATCTTTATGTGTTATAGATATAGGATTACCTGTTAAATAACCAACTATAAAACGTGTTACGTATTTAGCATAATTATGAACAGCTCGATGGTCAGATTTACCACTTAAATCATTAATCCTACGACTGTCTGTTAAAATATCTGTATTTCTATTTAAGTAATAGTCTTCTAAAGTTTCTAAGCGTGGTAATTGCTCAGACTTATGTTTATTAACTAAACTCAGTAATACATCTTCTTTTAATAAATGTTCTACATCATTGATTAAAAAATCATTATTTGCTATTTTAGAGAACTTAGTGGTGTTGATTTCTTGGCTGTAAATTGTCATTAGTTCACTTCCTTAGAATAAACTTCTTATTCTTGTTAATTGATCTATATCTTCTTTAGGAGCATTATTTTTAAATATTAAATTACCTATTGCATATCGTAATGCATCTATACAATGGTTATAACTATCAACTGGTTTATTAAAGTATTCACCAGTTTTTTTATCTTTTTTCCACGTATAGTTATCTAATTCTTCAATTGTTTTAAAACATCTTTCATCAACTATAATTTCAAATTGACTTATAAACTGAATACCTGCCATAACGCTATCATTTCCCTTCATAGCAGGTTTAATTCTTTCAATGCCATGCTTTTTAATTTCGGCAATACTTTTTCTTTCTGCTGAGTCTGCTGTAATTACCTCTTTAGCAAAACCTAGATTTTTAATTAGTTCTGCTATTTCATCGTTTAACATTCCTTTTTTTACAAACTCAGATAGTATATATATCTTTTTATTTTCGATATCTACTTTTGCATGTATAAATGCGCTAGGGTCATTAATGTAACCAAAGTCCAAACCAAAATATGATGGTAAATCGTTAATCTCTTTTAAGTTAATAACTCTCTTTTCATATTTAGGAAATATCAATTTATCTAGCGTAGCAAATTCACCTAA